GCAAGTTTAGCATCTTCACCTTCAACCATCATCATTTCAAGATAATCTTCAAAACGTAATCTAGTTTCAGATTCAGCCTTTAAATACCATAGGTATCCAGATGTTCCGTCTTCAGTAGCAACTTCAACCCACCCAATTTGAGCAGTATCAGAACCATTAATTTCGTACTTATCCTTGATGATTACAGGTCTGTTAGCGTATTGAGTAAAAGATGGCTCAATAGAACCTTTCATTCCATCAGTACCTTTTTTAAACTCAGAACCATAAACAAACATGTTTAAATCAGCTGTATTAAGTAAAGCAGCGTTAACTGTATCAGCTCCGTAAATCTTACCTTTGCAGATAAAAGCGTCAACTGATCCATTAGGCACGCTAGTTCCAGCAGTATCAGTAACATCAGTCACTAAAACTTTCATTGTTACTAAACCAGTTGCTTGATCAGAAATTAATACTGTTTGTCCAACTCTAATAGCCATGTTAGTAGCTGTGTTTGGAGCAGCAATATTAGGTCTAAATGTAACCTCTGCAGTACTTGTACCACTATTAACAATAGTTAAAAAAGTTCCAGTGTGTAAACCTTTGTAAGAAACGTGAAGTCTATTTTGTTCAGACCAAATTACTTGATCAGAAGTCATAGGCATTTCAGCTCCTACCATTCTCAAGAAAC